TGTGATATAATATAGGAAATGAGATTTTTGGCAGATAATCGATCAAAAACCTCAACAGTGGATTTCATTGTCTTCTTACGAAACAGTTTCATCATATCATGACTGGCTATCATCCATTCTCCAGGAGCAATGGTATATGATATTCCGTCTACCCGCATACAGGAAGTACGGAAGTTTGCAAGGGAGCAAAGCACCATAAAATAAAAAAGATACGAATCACCATTCAATCTGATGTTCGTATCTTCAGCAAGGGTTCGGATAAAGTTCCGATATGTGCGGCACCGTGAATAAGTCACGAGCTGTTGTAATTTTAGTTGGTATTGCATTATTTCCTCCGTCTTAAACAAAAAAAGAGCCTCTCACCATACATATAGGTGAGAGGCTTAGTCTTATTCGTGTTCTCTTCTGTCGTAAATCTGTCGTAAAACTTCAAAATACTTGGGTAAAGAGCGTTTATATCTCTTTATAGCTCTTTATTTCTCCGTTTTTCTCTCGTTTTCTCACTTTTACTGTTCCAGAGTCTTCATCGTGGGGAATTGTTGTTCTGAGTTCTGTCTGGCTCTGTCAAGCTCCGTCTGATGCTTTTTCATTACCAATTACCCATTTTATATCCCTGTCAGCTCCTGTCAAGTTCTGTCTGATGGGGACTGATTGTGGTAAAGTTTGTGGTAAAGTTTGTACACAGATAATTATTCAACAATCTCATAACCTCGCATATTCTCAATGAATGTATGATTTCTCATATGCTGTTCATAGGATTCCAAAATAATCCGATATGCGATTGTCACTTCCCCGTTCACCAAATCATTTTCCTTAATCAAATTCTCGTATCGTTTATGTATTTTGAAAATTCTGTTGAATTGCTCACGAGTTGCCGGAGCGTTAGGATCAGCTACAACAGATGCAAATCCAATAATTGCGCTTCTCATACTCTCAAGCAATAATTCAAGGGTATCTTGGTTATTCTTATTGAGCATCTGTGTAAACTTCTGTACCCATTCATCGTGACATTCGAGCTTTTCGTTTACACCCTTCATCCAATTATCACGCATCTGAATATTATCAGCACTGTAATGACCATTGATCGTTTCCAATGTTTTCTTAACATCGCTCATGGTTTGCAACGCTTCAGTCAACGCCTCTCTCTCACGTTTCCTGCGTTGAAAATACTTTCGCACCTTAATAAACTCCGGAACAACCTTCCCCTTAAACTCCAGAATCTCACCAACAACCTGCAGTATAAAGAAAAAAGCGATAATCACTATCGCAATCGTTCCGGGAATCCCAAGATATTCAATAAAATCTATCACCGCAGTACCTCATTATTCTTCGGTAGCCCGACCATCCTGAATCATAGTTTCTGCCAAAGCTGCGATAGCTTCATTTCCCCGAAGAATAGCCTTAGCTTCTTCAAGAGCCTTGTCTACATATTCACTGAACACTTCAAAACTCAGCACCTTAGCAATCCAAGGAAGCGTCTTACAGAACTGGTCATATACCACGGACAACTTCATCTTTCCTGTTCCGGATCCATATTCCTGTTCAGCAAGAATGACAGCCTGAAGCAGCCATCCACGAACGGTTTCATATTTCTGTTCTCCGGAAAGCTTGCTGAATCTTACAACAGCAAAAATAATAGCAGCTACAACACATACCGCCGCTACGATAATGTACCAATTTTCAAGAATAAAATTCATAAGCACCTCATACTTTCTTTGTGTATTTCAGATTGATCCAGCCAGCACCGGATTTGAGCTTGCCCCATCCGTTTTCTTCGTCCACAATGGTGTACCTTTCGTTGAGTTTCACCTGTCCGGCAATGGGATACTTGGTTCCTGCGCCGGTTCTGTAGTTCAAAACAGCAGTTGTGATACGAACAATATACGGTTCAAAAGTCTCGTCTGAGCTTTCAGGAACTTCCACAGGCTTGATAACAGGGGATGCCTTAATCAGTGCTTTCACCATATTAAGGAAGCGTTCCCAGCCCATATCAAGCGTCCTATGAGGGCAATACTTGCCACTGAAATCCTGATGCTTGAATACACGATCAATGCCCCAACCATTTTCATCCAGAATCTGTGCTACCAGTTTTGCCGCATTCTTTTCCGCCTGAATAAACTTTGCTCCACCAGATTTGGAATAGCAAATTTCAATCGCAATGCCTTTCCGGTTTCCATTTCCGTAAGCTCCGTCACCTGCGTGCCATGTATTTCTGTTCAGCGGAGAACCAAGTACAGCCTCCTTATCATCCACCGCATAGTGATACGATACCTGATTGTAGTTGGACTGCATATACTTGATCTCATTTTCAGCACTCGCATCATTCGCTGTATTGTGAACAACAACCCTGTCCGGTGTCATCCAATACGGGCATTTGATCGAATACATATGTACCGGCATTTCAATTTCTCTGATTCTTAAATCACTCATAATATTTAACCTCTCAGCAGTTCATCAGTGTGACATCCTCGTTCATTGCCTCACTGATGCTATTGTCAATTTTCATGTCAACTGCCTGTTCCAGATTCATAAATTCATTCTCGACTTCTGCCATCGCTTCCGGAGGAATCAGCTTGGTAATTGCAAGCTTGAACTTCGTAAACGCAATCTTTATCTTCAGAAGGTTTTCCATCTTAGCCTTATTCAGATAGAAGATAATGGAAGCTCCGAATATCGCCGCAGTAGAGGGAATTGTATAAACGTAAATACTTGTGTCCTTATAGAGCAGAGATGCAGTATTCGCCATCACAATCTGCGATGCAAAAAGCAAGCCTGTCCAAAACACAATTTTCTTAGAAAAGGATTTCATTTATCCACCAATTTCTTCCTTGGCAAATGCGCTGAATCCCTTGGTCTTCAAATCAGCCACCATCCGATCAGCATTTGCTTTGACTCCGAAATATCCTACCTGTACTTTGTAGTACATACCATCCTTGTTGATGTAAGCTCCCTTATAATCATTGCCCAAAGCCTGTACCCGTTCAAGATACCGCTTGGCATTGGCATAAAGCAGGAATGCACCAGTCTGCACACGATAGAATACTTTCTTCGGCGTTGTCTTCAGATAAACCGCAACTACATTGTCAACCGGTCTGTTGTAAAGCTGCACAGCAGATTTCAGCTTACCTTCCACAAGCATTCTCGTAGAGCCGCCGCCGTCCAGATTCATAGCATACTTACATCCAATACCATAAAGCATATTGGCAAGCTCCCGGAACGCCATACCCGGAGCATCAACAGTCACAAGGTATACTGTTTCATCATTCCATCCCATGCAGGTTCGCCGTGCTTTGTAATCAATTTCGGAAGCCATGTTGGTAGGAAGATTGATTTTTCCGTTAATGATAAGCATGGGATAAGCTGTGATAAAGTCACGTACATTCAGCTTCGCAAGTTCACCGTACACAAGTCTGTTGTCAGCCGTGATACCGACACCGACAGGATAGGACTGCTCAGAAATCATCTTTCCTTCATCCTTGTATGTAAACGCTGTAGTACCGTCAGCCATAGAGAAAAATCCGCCGTTCACCAGAAGATGCGGCTTTACAGTCTGACGCTTATAATAAGATTCCAATGTTTCCGTGGGCTGCTTGCACAGTGCGAAATCAATCTTGTCAATTTCTTTGAATGCTACTTCCGTAATGGTTACATAGGAATACGATTTGTGTTTGTATGTTTTCAAAGTTTTCACCTCTTGTTTTATAATTTCGATGAAATATAACTGTTTCTGTTGCCCACACAGAAAAAACATGGTATAATAAGAAAAACCATGTTTTGAGGTGAGCATATGGAATTGAAATTAAGCGATCTGGATAACTACAAACTGAGCGATATTGATTTTCTCACAATCGAACAGCTTGAAACTATGACTCCGCAGGATCTTGTTACAGCGGTTGAAGCTGTAAGGAAAATAGCGGAATCAAGATGCAATCCAAATCAGCTCCTAAATGAAAGACAATGTGTCTATATTGTAAAAATAAATCACGAACATAAATCATTATTCGGGAATAAAAAGGAGTTTACACCGAAACAACTCTCCATTGCCGCTGCGCTCGGTATTGTTCAAACACTTACCGGACTGGCAATAAAGTATGTTATTACGAACTGGGAAGAAATCAAACCAGCTTTGATCCAGTCCTATCTCTTAATCAAAGATTTGCTGAATTAAGAAATTTCTGAAGAACGTCAAGAAGTCTATCCATTGTGAAGACAACCAGTCCACCAAGTAATTTCCCAATCAACGTGCCACACATATATGCAATGACAAGAACAACAATATTGTATCTGTATTCATATATGAAATTAAGGAAATCTTTCATGTTGTGGTTTAACCTCTCCACTTTTTCTTAGGATCCGGAAGCAATGCAAAGACCGGCTCTGAAAACAGACTTCCATAATATCCGGACACCGCCTGAACCCGAACCGTATATTCCTGCCACGGCTTGAACCATCCGTATTCATCAGCGGAAATCCAAAGAAAAGTGTCTTCCGTTTCGATAAAGTGGCATCCGTCATATACATCTCCCTCATAAACAGCGACCGTATATCGGTCTGCATTTTCAGAAGGATCGAAGCAAATCAGCATTCCGTCCCGGAAATTGAACACTTCAATGCTCTCCGGAGGATACATCCGTGTGCAGCAATCGCCCATCCAGCTATGCTTCTGGATATTGCACCCTGCAAGCTGATCGTAGCCGCATTCCGTACACCAGTGGCGTACTGCATGGTTTTCTTCGCTCATGTATTCGCACCCGAAAACATATTCGCAGTTCTTTTCACACATAAAGCAGTATCCGATAGTTTCAGATGCCGCCGCAGAAAAAGAACATACAACAGAGAGCCATACCGCCATACAGAACATAATCAATCGTTTCATTTTAGTTACCTCATACTCAGTTTTATAAAACACGATACACCGGCTTTTCTTCTCCATAAAATCGCCAGCGTATGAAATCATCCAGAAAAATTGCCAGAACAGCAAGAACACACCATAACAGTGAAAACGGCAGACAAATCTGCCCCATCACATTCAGCGGAAGATGCGAATAATCCCAGATGCCAAGCCCAAGCCAGACATTCAGAACCAGTCCGAATACAAATTCAAGTCCGGTAATCGCCGCCGCTCCGATAAGAGCCTGCCATACAAGACCAAGCTCCCACGAAAAGTGTTCATTGATTGCACCGATCAGCAGGAATGAAACCCCGCCCAGCAGAAACATTGACCAGTGCAGTGTGCCGCCCCGGAAACTTTTCCAGATACATTCCATCAGATAATATAAAGACCCGCCAGCCAGAAAAAGGATGACGGGTTTATTTTTGTTGCTTGCCATATTACTGTGCAGCCTGCATCATAAGCTGTTTCAACACATCCGAACAATATTCCTCCGGAATCGTATCGCCATACTGAATTTCGCTCATCTCTGCAATACTGCCCACAGACAGAATCCAGTTCTTCAGACTGTTGAAGTAAGAAGTGTGGAAAGTCTTGAATGCAGTTGCCGCAGTGATAATTCTGGTGATGTCTTCCGCAGAATAGAATACACACAGCTTGTTGGATGCGTGATACGGAATCATGGTTTCACCGGCTGCTACCATAGAAGACAGCGTAATCAGATTAAGCTGGTCTTCAATTTCCAAGGTAAAGTGCTGTACGCTTCCGTCAGAAAGTTCCACATCAATGCCGGTGCAGATAACATCCTGACACATAGCACTCATCCTGTCAATGTAGCGTTCTCGTGCCTTGGTAAGTACAGTATCTTCCGGAATTTCAAATTCTTCCTCTACCTCTTCACCGAAGTCAATGTCACCTTCGGACGGAATCTCAGCTCCGAGATCCAGAAGAGTATAAAGCTCCTTGTATTCCACTTCATCAATGTCAGCAAGCTCCGCATCCTGCCAGTCCGTATTGGGTATTACCTCCTTACCGGCAATATGCCAGATAAGGCTGCAGTCGGAAGAAACAACACCGGATGCCTCAGACACATCACAGGAAATAATATGTCCCCGTGTGGATTTCTTTACAAAGACCGGGTTTTGCAGAACATCAATGACCTTACCGGATTGGATTACTTTGTAAAAGCTCATTGTTCCACCTCTTTCCTTTGTTGGTTATGTTTTTGTTATTCGGAATTGCAAACAGAGTAAACAAAAGACGTTCCATCGAACGACGTGTACGATACACATTCAGACCCCGCAGATGACTCAGCCAAGACTGATAGGAAATCCAGATATCAGAGTCTCCGATCTTTCCGTTGTCATATTTTCTTTTCAGCTTCTTCAGTTTCCGTCTCATGCGTACAACACTTTTGCGCCATACTCGCTTGACAAGATATCCGGAGTCCGTCATTCGATATTTGATTTTCAGCCAGCAGAAGTCCCGTGTAAGCGGTACAATTCTGGTCTTCTTCAGATTCAGAATCAAACCAAGCTCGTCGCATTTCGCCGCAATCTTACGCATACATTCCATCAGATATGTCTTGCTTGGATGAATCAGATAACCGTCATCCATATATCTGCCATAGCATCGGATGCCGAGAACTTCCTTGATATAATGGTCAAGTCCGTTCGCCGCAGACAGCGCAAGCACCTGTGAAATCTGACTTCCAAGACCAAGACCGCGATCTCCGAACATCTCAACGAAATGTTTTGCTAAAGCAATGAGCCGCTCATCCGCGTATTCATGCCTTAAAATCTTATCGATCAGCTCATGAGATACATTGTCAAAGTAACTGGAGAAGTCAAACAGCAGAACATATCCGCGACTTCCGTAATGATGATAATGCCACCGCAGATGCCGTTCAATCCGCTTTACTGCGAATGTGTATCCTTTGTCCTTCATGGAAGCACCGTTGTCATAAATAAAGGTTCGGCTGACAATCGGAACAAGCGAATAGTCGCATAAACATCTCTGCACAACACGTTCGTTCATCGTAACACTGCGAATATGCCGCTTCTTTCCTCGCTCAAACAGATCAAATTCATAGAATCCGTCGCTTTTGAAGGTTCCGTCATGTAGAGCCTTATAGGATTCATAAACACGAAGCGGAGCATTTGCAATATAGGTCTGCACACTTGCTTTCCATCGTACATTCTTGCGGCATTGCCGATAGGAACGAAACAGATGGTCATATGTAAAAACTTTATCATAATTGTCGTATTGACGATTGCAGAGACTTTTCTTTGCCTGTCGTTTGGCGCATCGTCTCTGGTATCGTCTTTCACGTCTTTCTTCGCTTGTCATAATTCCTTATAACATAATAAAATTGTTTCATTTGTTTCATAGCAATCAAAATAAAAATATATCCCGTACAGCAAAAATAAGGTGGTATAAACTGGCTGCCGATGACAATGACCATGAAATCCTGCTAATACCATCGCAGAACCATGCAAGCAGCGTCCGATCAGTCATATCGGGATATCTGTTTACTGCGTGTATTGACATACAGTCAAAACCGCGCAGACGGATTTACTCTCCTTCTGTGATCGGTACTGATTTCGTTCAATAATTGAATTACTTTGTCTGACCGCCGTTCAGGTTCGGCATTTGCTTAATAAAATGCCGTTCACAGAATCCGAAGCACACGCCATTCGAGTTGGATGCGTTGTTGTTGTTGGAGTTGCCGTTGTTGTTGACATTGTAGAAGTTGGTGGAGTTGCTGGCATTCGGAGAGCGGAGCCACCAGTTGTTCGCAGAGCCAAGGACAACACAATTTATAGAATAAACCCGGTAAAATTTTCATTTTCGTTTGAATCGATTATGTCAGATTCTTGAAGCGTTTCTTGTCGGCTTCAAGCACACCTTTGATAAGGTTCGCCTCAATAGAGATCATTTCCATCCATCTCTGCATGGTCTTTCCCGAAATGCCGAACATCTCATGTGCCGCATTGATAAGGGAAATCAGAGACTGAACCTGTGTGTATGCCTTCATGAACCAGTCACGCCTAACCTGTGCTTCATGGGCATTGCGCGGATAAATACTGTTTCCGCTTTTCAGACTGACAAGAATATCTCCTGCAACTGCCGCAATCTCAGTCGAAACATAAAATGTATATCGTTTCGGAAAATTCACGCACTGCTGAACTGTGTAGATATACAGCTTGTGTGCGTTGTCAAGAAACTCCATTGTGGACTGAGTTCGCTCACTTTTTACTACTGACATAATTTCATCCTTTCAATTCTTTCTTTGTTTTCATAAATATAAAAACCGCCCCGGCAGTCTCCCACAAAGGGGAGAGCAGCCGAAACGGAAAACGTCTGAAACGCTTTTTTTTGATTACGCGATTTTCAATCGCAGATTAAATACAGAAGCCGAAGCACACGCCATTCGAGTTGGATGCGTTGCTGCCGCCGGAGCCGCCGATGCCGTAGACATTGCAGAAGGTGGTGGAGTTGCTGGCACTCGGAGAGCGGAGCCACCAGTTATTCGCAGAGCCATTACCATTATCCAGTTTCTTAATTCTGCTGTTGTTGTCAGTGAACAGGTTGAACTTATCACCGTCTGTTTCTGCGGCATAAGGTGCATCGGCTGTACCGAAAATATTATGCTGACAGGGAATCCAGAGGTAGTCCTCATTGACAGTGATTTCAGCGTTCGCACCGGCAGAATTACCGGCATTGGACTTGACCATAACCTTTTCCATAATGTAACGCCACTGATCCGGAATCGCCGGATACATCTTGGTGTTCAGCCATGTACGGAGAGCGGTAACACCCCAACCGTCCTTGTTCACGTTGGAAGAGTTCATCTGTTTAGTGAAATCAAGCAGATGCTTCATCATGAAACAGCAGTTGACAAAACGTCCGGTTGTTGCAGATGCGTAGGTACGGTAAGCATTCTCCGTACTGCCGACAGCCTGCATGGTAATGGTGTATCTCGGATAAGATGCCAGCTTCTTGCAGTTGCTTTCTCCGATGTCATCCATCCAGATCTTCGCCCAGTAAATTGTACCGGAGCCGTAGTCGTTTACATAACCGTCATCCATTACCTGACCACCGAAGGACAGCGGAGCGTTATGCTTTCCAATAGTGGAATTGGACAGGGTGGATTCGATGTATGTGGTGGCTTCTTTATTGGAAGCGTAGACATAGAGATTGGTATCACCGGGCTTCTTACGGATAACAACCATTTCACGCTTTACGCCGGAAGAAACATTGACAGAGTTTGCAGCACCATAACGTACTGCACCGTTGGAACCGGTACTTCTCAGGGTAAAACCGTTCATCTGGTAGCAAGCCGCCAGAATACCTGCGCTGGACGTAACAGCAAAGTCAATTGCCATTACAAAGCCCTTATCCTCTGCAAAGAGGTTCAGAGTCTTCTTGCCGCCGTTTCCGTCATCCACTTCAGGAATATAAACAGAGCTTCCGTCGAATACCTTAGTGTCTCCAAGTGCAACAAGTTCATGGGATTCTACATTATCGAAATCGATATCATGTCCGAGAACAAGATCGAATTCGTCACCGCTCAGAACGATGTTGTTATTCACACCGGTAGAAGAAAGAACGCCGGACTTCACAAGAGCTTTCAGCTCAACAGGAGTCATCTCAGCCAGAGTCTTATCTTCGGGAGCGGTAGCTTCGGAATACTTCGCATATACATCAAGGTCTTCCGTTACCACACCGGTACTCTTATCCCATCCGTTGAACAGACGATAAGTCAGGTAGGTTTCCAGAGAAGTGTCTTCCGGAATTTCACCGCTGTACTCAGCACCTTCGCCATACAAAACGGTCTTGGATTCCAGAAGTGTAGTGCCGTTGTACCAGTTGATTGTATAGGTTCTGGTTTCAGTGGAATAGTTCGCATAGAACGAAGCGTTTCCGGAAATCATAGTTGTAGCAGGATCAGAGTCCCATCCGTCAAAGGTGTATACGTAAGCCGCATCACTTTCTCTGGTAGGAATTGCAATCGGATCCTTTTCTCTCGTGGTAGGATCTTCCGCAAAACCGCCGCGTACAACATACTGTGTATCAAGCAGAGTTTCATCATAGTTGAAGAACTTTACGGTGAAATAAGGAACAACCGTTGCTTCATCAAGATCGAAAGTAAGGTCTGTCCATCTGTTCTGGTAGTTGGCAAGCTCATAGTCGCCAATGGAACCCTTCACAATAATGTGACCGGACAGATAGCAGTTTTCAATCTTGTAAAGTTCCTTCAGTACCTCTGTATTATCCATAGTCCACTGGATATCGCCGATATATACTTCCGTAGCAGTATCTACGATTTCAGAAGCAATAGCCTTTGTATCCAGATTTCCGCCTACAACGATCAGCTTTTCGATGTCGTCATAAGAAACATCCATAGTCTCAACATATCCGAGGTTACGCATTGTAAGAGCGGTAATACCGTCAGGAAGATAAGCATTTTCCAGCTTGCCGTTATCTGCAAATGTTACGGCATTGATGTCGGTTCCGCTTGCATACAGATTTCTCAGCGCACCGAGAGCAGAGAGATTCAGAGAACCAGTCAGATTCGGGCAGTTGCGGATATCCAGTTCTTCCAGAAGTTTGTTGTTGCCGATAGTCAGCTTTTCGAGGAACTCATTGGTATAACCCGGAAGAGTGCTGCCGATTACGAGTTTCTGCAGCTTCACCGCATTACTGAAATCATTGTCGTGGATGTAACATCTGGAAAGGTCATTCAAAGCCTGAATACGGGATGCGGAATAAATCAGAATCGCCGTATCATCCATCTTTGTCAGAGGACAGAGAACCGTATAGGTTTTACCGGCTTTCGCACGAACCTGAGCAACAGCAGAGTTACCGTGCTTTACAGACAGATACATATCAGAGTACGGAATGATAACCAGTGTGTAGTCGGGAGATACAGCCGCACCGGAAGGTGTGTTGCATCGGAACATAATCTGGTCGAGCATAACCGTAGATACCAGATACTTCGTACCAATGTACGGAGACTGGTCGCGTTCAAACTGTCTGCGGTGATACTTCTTACGTCCGTTCATCATTGTCTTCATGAAACGGTCAGAAGCCTTCGGAATACTGTTGTCAACGGAAATGCCGAGATAGGGACGCATATACTTACGTTCAATGTCCAGTCTCCAGAGTTCTTCCGGGAACTGTTCCTGCCATGCGTCAAATTCAGCAATAAGAGAGTTGCTGTCCCATGCACCGGCAGATTCACGATCCTGATACATTGCCATCAGATCATCGTGCATCAGCTTACGCATACGACGGAACAGAACGCTTCTTGCACCGTTATAAATATAACCCTTGGTTCTGTCATCATCGAAGTAGTCAATGAATTCTTTGCCGTAAGGCATCTTCAACTCACCGGAGTTGTTGATACCCAAGCCTGTCAATCTGTTACTATCCGTATTCGCTTAATACGGATTATGACCTACCTAATAATTTGATAGGCGGGAATGGTTCTTCTTGAAAGTGTCTTTACACTTGACCACTCCTCTGCAATTTCATATTTCGATTATATTTGCAGTTCAGACTGTTGCATACCTTATTGGATCATGTCCAATAAAGCCTTTCTCGCTCAGTCGTTGAAGGCAATCACTAATTATTGTTTCAAAATTTTTGGTTTCCCAGTATGGGATTCTAAGTAGATTTATATGCTTGTCCTGACAGTATTGATTCTTTATAGAATCCCGTTTCTGAATGGTCTTCAGATTATCGGAATTCTTCTCGGTGTCGTTATCATAATACCGCATCGGTTCATAATGCTGTTGTCCGTCATATTCGATAAACAGGTTATAAGCGGGTAAATAAAAATCAAATCTGTATCGTTTGTTATCAATACAGACTGGAAATTCGGGCTGATATTCAATTTTCTGTTCACTCAAATATTTACCAATGCACATATTGTAATACGAAACGAGACACCCACAGGACAATGTGTGATATGTAGTCAGACTGCTTGACGGAAGAATAATCGTGTTTCCGCAGTCGCAAACACAACGATACATACGTCTTTTGAATTTATTACTATCTGTCAATAATTCTTCGACTGTTAATTTTCCAAATTTCATGCCGACCAGATTTTTACTTTTGGTTTCATGCAGTCTTTGCTTTCTGCCGCATCCACAGTCTTTTGTACAATCATTGATTAAATTGCGTATGTTGACCGGTTTTATCGTACCGCATTCGCATTGACAGATCGCATCTGCGTGTCTTCGGTCATTTTTCAGTTCCAATACAGTCCATTTATGTATTTTTGTTCCTACCAAGTAGGCATATTTTTCAAGAGGATTTATTCTGCCCATGTTACCTCCTTTCATGATTTTATATGTAATAATATGAAACAAATAGTGATTTTCCTTGGCGTTGCCAATCTCTTGGTTTTCGCCGTATATAAGAGAAAGTTTTACAACGACATAAGTCTATCGTTGTCGTAATCCCAGAAGTCCATACGATAACCTTCATTGATTGCCGCAGCTTCATCGTCTACAGTATAATACTGTGCTACATCCTTGTAAGCACCTTCCGCTTCTTCGGTAGACAGATATACCTTGCTCCAGTGCCAGAAGGAGTTCTTGGCAGGGTTGTCAGACATGGTATAGCGTTCAAGGAACAGATAGAAATACAGAGCTGCATCCTTGATGAACCAGTCTTCAAATTCAGCTACAAATTCAGCGTCAGTAGATGTAATCATCCACTTGTAGAATTCGTGCCACTTAGCCATGCAAGCAGCCAGATCGCCGTTTTTGTGCATATAACGGAGTTCAAATGTAGCCTCGCCGTCAAATGCGTCCGCCATCAGCGCATCATACTTCACATTTCCTTCAACCCACTGTTCAGGAGCAATAGCAGTAGCCATATGGTCGTTCTCAATTGCGTCACGGGAAATACCTTCGGTGTATGCGCCGTTATGCCAACGATACATCATATATGTACCACCGGACTGCTTTACATAGTAATCGATTTCAAAGTCACCGACTTCCGGCAAAGAGGTTACAATAGCAGCAGCACCGTTGATAATTTCAGTTACACCGGTTGCAACAGTCACCCATGCGCCGTTGATATACCGGCTGTGAGTATAAGTTCCGTCAGACTTGCGTACATAATAATCGGTGAACTGTTCTCCGACAGAAGGAAGCGTTTCAACAACAAGATTCACAACACCGGTGTCGAATACAGAGTTCGGCAGAGTGTTATCCAGAATTTCATTGGTGAACTCCTTCGGGTCGTTCGGGTCACAGGTACGGCTGTCATCGGTCTTCTTGGAGTCACCGATATTACCGATCCCGTAGAAGTGCCATTCGCCGTCTTGGAATTCCTGTCTGGTGTAGGAATTACCTTCGCTGTCCGTACCTACAGCCGTTTCCTTGATGAACACAACGCAGTTCACAAATTCCATCGTAGTCTTTACTCGGCTGTCTTTCTTGACGGAAACAGGAGTATAGGGAAGGAACTGATTGAATCTCTTCTGAAGAAGTGCATTGTTCGCATTTTCGGAAGAAGCAATGTTCACCTTAATGTTGAAGTAGTTGGTGGGAACAGAAGTACGTGTCAGAGATACCTTTTCTACTGTCTGACTGCCCTCAATTGTGTTGGCAACGCCGTTAATAACGTCAGCAACGCCGGTAATAATAACAGCTCCTTTGTTCATGATAAGATCCATGTTTCTGCCTGCAACACCGTATTCGTTGGAGGTAGTACCCTGACCGGAATGCTGTGCGCCGGTAGCATACCAGTTGTCCAGAATAGGGTCGCCGCCCTTGTGAATACACTGGATATTGGTATTCGGAACCTTATCGGATTTATTGTTCGTAAAACGCGGAGCTTCAATCTTGATAATCTTCAGATTGGGGCAGGCAGCCGCAAGAGATTCAGGAGTGAGCATACCGGTAGCCGCATCATAAATCTGATTGCGTGTATATCTGGTAATAATCTCATCTGCACTCAGAGCATCCGCGATAAAGTTGGAAATTACATTTCTGTCGCTGAGAGAAGAAGTGTTTGCAGTCATACGATAAATGCGAACATCACAGTCATCGGAACCGATAGTGATAACAGCGGGAGAACTGTTCTGATGCAGTCTGTGAGAATTATCGTATTCCATCGGACGGTAAGCAACACCGTCTTCGTAAATCATAATGAGTGCCTTTGCACTGTCATCGGTAGTGTCAATCGGTTCTACATTGTACTCAAATTCAATGGTGTCTTCTTCACTGTACGGAGCTTCCAGAGCCTGAAGGGATGTGGTATAAACCGCATTATGCGCCTTCATTTCAAGACCAACGCCGCCAGACAGACAAGACAGGAATGTTGCATCAATATCCTTTACGTTTTCCGTTCTGAAAATCAGTTTGTAGTGTGCACCGTTTGCTTTCATATCCGTACCGAAAAGGTTGTAAGACAGATATGCTCTGTTACCGGCTTTGACTCCGAAATATGCGTTGCCGTCTTCGTCAAGCTGGAAACCACCATTGTTCCAGTCAAATCCGTCAGATACAGTCAGTGCAACATCGCTGTGATCTTCATCAACCCAAGGAGCAGTCTTGTCAATAGCATTATTGGAATACCCTGTGGGATTGAAATCGAATGCAAGTCCCGTGGTTACAGGAACGATCTCAATATCGAGCTTGATGATTTCCATAATGATACCGATGGATACGTCACCAACAGCAATAACAATGGTATGTGTACCATCAATCGCAGTACGGAAAGCCATTGTGTTGATTGCATCTTCCGTAGTTTCGGTGCGTGCAACACCGTCCTGTGTAACGGTTACTTCCGCAATACCGCCGCCCGGTTTATACACAACATAAGTCAGCGTAGTGCTGTCATACTGATTTGCCTGAACTTCCTGATAGTAAAGCTGAGGCTTACCAACCCACCCGTCAGCCGCAACATCGTACTTTACATACAGACCATTTTCAATCTTATAGTAAAGTCTGTTCGCATCATAGCTTGCATCTGCACTGACAGGCAGACAACGGTTGACACAGGCAATAATCGGAACATTGGAAGCACTGTCTACGCAGATAATATCCTTGTAGATGTGATCGGTTTCGATTTCAATATTACCGATAACAGCAGTGATCCATACATCCAGAAGGTGTGCGCCGTGTTCCTGTGCAGGAAGTGTGTAATCCTGAGATACAGCAGAAAGCGTCAGCACAACAGGATCGAGATCAACACCATCCAAACGGAAGTGAACAACCTTTTCAATACCGGAACCGTAAGGAGTATACGGGAAAACAATCGGTTCACCCGCAGTCTTAGTTACCTTATCGTTGAAGGTACTTTCGATACGAACGTCAACCTTACGTGCAGTCCAGTTCTTTGTCTTTACAGTACCGGCACTGTCTGTGATAACCAGAGTAAAACGTCTGTCATTGTAGGTCAGATAATTGGTAATATCAAAGGTATTCAGACCGGTGATACACTGTCCGGTAGCACCCTGTACAGCCGCACCATCAATCTTCCACGCATATGTACCGGTAAGCGGATCGCCGTCTTCGTCCACAGAAGAGAATCTGTACTGAATCACAGCAGTCTCGCCGTCCAGAGCAACAACAGAGGACGGTGTTACCATCTCAATATTGATGGTAGAACCACCACCGGTTCCGCCGCCTCCGCCAACAATAGTTAAAGAAGTCTTAACCTCATCGTTTTCAAGAAGGTTGAACTGACCGGTTTCACTATCGTAAGACACATCATATTCAGCACCGTTTCCGCCGGTAATCTGGATAGGTTCTCCAATCTGCTCACCGTCCACATTGGTCATCCGCAGTTCACGGGTGGTTTCATCCCACGTAAGATTACCGACAGCACGGGCGCGAAGTTCTTTCAGTGTATCGCTGTCTGCCAGTTCTTCGAGGATCTTGTCAACCTCTTCTTTAGTATAATATTTACTCAGATTGATAGTTACAACTGCACCTTCAATCGGAGTGCCATTTGCAGTAAGCTGAAGTTCGCCCGTTTCTGCATTGAAGTCAAAGCCATTCGCTTTCTTTCCAACCGCTTCGTCAAGCAGCTTTATAGCTCCATCGATCAGAAGCATATTGGAATCTTCAGTGCCGTTCATCAAAGTACGCCATTCAAGGAATGTCATTGATGTCTCAGCTTTATCTGTCAGAATCAATTTCAAAAATTCTGTAGTCATTATATCCTCCATGTAAAGATATATTTCGTTGTATAGTTACGTCAATTCAAAGCTCTCAGCCTTATTCACTTACCGTCACTTCCTGTACCAGAACCGCAGGTACTTTGCCAAACGTCTGGAATACAGATGCCATCGTATCAATATCCGCAATAAGTCTGGGATCAAGCTCTCCAAGAGTCATATGCCGCATAGTGCTGATATCACTTAAACCAAAAGAAGAATGCAGATTACCAATCTCTACATTCTTCTCAGGGTTGATAAGCCCGTTGATTAAATATGTCGGTGTGTCTTCCGGGAAAATGATTGTATCTTTACCAAGCGAAATCACGGAATACTGAAGCCGTTTCCAGTCCGCAAAGCAGTACGAAATGTCCCCAAGCGTATATGGATCCAGTTCACCAAGGGTAAGCGCATCAATCATTCCAAGCAGATGCAGCCCAAGACCAAGCTGTTTGAACTCTACAAAAACACGCTTAATAGTTCCCGTAAGTTCATTTCTCAGATACATTTCAATACCGTTAGCAGACATATCTGCACCAGTCACCAAAGGTGTTTTGGCATTGATTAAATAAAGTGTGATTCCGTCTACACCCAAAGAAAGGTCGAATTTGAATCCTCCCTCGATAACAATAGGGAATCGTACAGCAGGTTCATCACGAAATGTAAGATCGATCAGATCGCGGTAGGCTAAAGTAAATCGGCTGGTATCTCTGAATGGGAAAAATATCTTGGTCATATGCGACCTCCCATCTTACACCATTCGGTTATACACTAACCGGCTGATAATCTGTAAGTGTAATGCTCAAAGTTTCCGCAGCAACAGTGATGGCAGTATTACTTTCGATGGTCTTAGGTTCGTCCAGCTCACCACAGGAAAGCAGATTTGCTTCTGCCGTGTTTCCATCAAATAATACCCAGTACGCAGCTTTTGCCGTAGATTCAAACCATACGCCTGTACTTCTCGGAAATTCAATCGCTTCCGGATTTCGGACAGAACCACCGTCCGCCTGTGTAAATGCAGTGATTTTTACACGAGCATAATTGTTGCCGGAGGGTTCACTTACGCCAGTTCCATCAGCAGCAGGTTTCGTACTGGACAGACCAAGCCAGAATTCCGCAGATGCGTCATTATACATGGTATTCATAATTTTATTAAGCCAATATGTACTGTTCATTTCACTACCTCCTTATCTGTTGATATTTTGTTTGATATAGATATCGCCCTGACATACACGAAGGTCATCGTTATGCCGGACTTCAATCTGATAGATATATTTACCTCTGAGAGCAATCGTATCTTCTTCGCTGAATGTAAACACAGTTATCGGACTTCCATCGGTATCAAGCACAGTGTCACCCGTCTTTTCAAGAACAGGATCCGCAGGCTTTGCGTAGTATCCCAGACCCGTGGTTGTCTTTACAGGCATAAATGTAAGAATCACTCTGCAGGCTTCCACAGAATCAGCCGAATATTTTGTACCATCCTCCCGAAGCAAAGAAATTTCCCAGCTTAATGTCTCACCGCCATACATTTCTATATACGGCAGGGTATAAACCGGAAAACATTTCTTTTCATTGATAATATCTTCCATAATCTTATCCTCCTACGTTGATGGGGAATTCACATATAATCCGCATCGTACCCTTACCGGTTACAGTCAGCGTATTCACACCACGCACAAACCGAACAAAATTGAAATTAAAATACGGATACGGATTGATGCTGCCGTCATTCGTTGTAATGATACAGTGATCGCTGTCAATCGTCACAGACTTAATAGCAGACGGAAGATCGCTGAAAGAACAGGCATACCCATCGTCAGAGTTATTGACAATGCTGAATGACTGCGATCCGTTCAGATCAAATTCAATTTTGGGCATATAGTAACCATTATGACTGCTTTCATTATGAAAATCGATCTCTGTTTCACCATCAATCGGATATTCAAATGTCTGCGGATACATATAGGCATACGGGCTGTCACAGGTTACAGTCGCTTTCAATGCCCACGGCATATTTTCAATTTCAACAATTTCAAGAGCCGTTATAATACATCTGTATCGAACAAACTCAAGGTCTTCCTGATGGATCTCCAACCAATGATATTCGTTGTAGCCAGTCAGCCATGTAGCTATGGCATCCAATTCATATCGTGTAAGATAGAGTCCCTTGTCAACACGCTCCTGATTTGCACCGAACACAATAGAAAATGTTAGCTTGTCCTTAAATTGTGTTCCATAGAAAAAAGGCTTCCATCTATGAGCAACAACATCCTCAGAGATAGAAACGCCTGTCGCAAATTTACCGGAACTGTGCGAAGTCCCGTCAATGTTGTACATCATCAGATCAAAGTCTTCGCAGGGAATTCCGTTAAAAGAAAAAGAACATCCCCAAAAAGCCATGTTCTATCCTCCGTTATTCTGTTTTTGTTTCAGATTCAACCTCAGTTTCAGCTTCAACACGCCGTCTTTCCGGACGTTCTCTTCGTTCTCTTGCCGCAGCTTCTTTCTGCATAAGATCGACAACTTCACGCATGACCGCAATACTGCCAAGTAGATTCTGCATATTCTGCTCTCCGCTGACAGTTACATTGTTCAGCGCATTGATAGCCATAGTCATTTTCTGAATCATTTCGTTTTTCATATATTTCTCCTGATTATTCAATATCATTTAACCACTCTACAAGCAAATTGATCTTTGCGGCTGTAATCTCATCACCGGATGATACCGCATTATCGCTATATCCGCTTCCGAGCATACCGGTTATTCCATTAAGAGCCTGATTATAGTGAATGGCAGTAAATTCGTCTCCTGAATCCGGATATGTAAAATACGCCGCTGTTGAACCCGTCTGAATCTGCGAATATCCTTTATATACACGGACAGCATTTATGTTATCAAGCAAAGCGCACCATTCCGAAGCAGTTATATCAAATTCTTTTCCGGAAGTTTTCACTGTACTTCCATCATCCCATGTGAATAGTTCGGGACGATTCGAGAAAGCAACATTAAGTGTTATAGCTCCAACTGTGGTAGATGTCCCATAACCTCTTACCCATATGTAGTATGTAACCCCGGCTTCTACAGCATATGTCAGAGAAAAGTTACTGCTGTCACCGTCATCGTCATCATATGCCACATAATTGTTTGGCACACCATTGGAATTGTCAAATGACGGCGTTCCCGTTGTAAGATAGCCATATGTGTCATAACTGCCGGAAGAAGATATTGTCACATTTCCACTTTGAGAGAACTTCACAGAAGCATAAAAAATCGTAGCTTTCCGTAAAGTCCAGCTTGCTGTTTTTGTTGTAGATACCGTGCCAAGCCCCGACTGCTGTTCACTTGCCCAGTTCGCTGTGCTGCAAGATATATCTTCAAGCTCTTTTGATAAAGTCGAACCATTGGAGGTATATGTGATCCTTGCTCCAATGGAATAACTGGTAGAAGGGCTGAGTCCAGTAAATGTATAGGAATTTGACTGCGAAACACCTGAACTTAGGCTGACAGGACTTTGTTCTACTCCATCAACAGACCAGTAAATATATCTGTCATTTCTGCCATATGATGTATCAAGCCCTTTGACCGAAACAGTAATGGTAGTACCAGTGTTACTGCCAAATTCAACATATGCTCCATCAATAGTGACAGATTCGTTTGTTGTAACATCTTTGGATATTGTCTTGTTATATTCTGTTCCATTGACATAATACACAATCACAGCATAAAGAGTATATTGTGTATCAGCCGTCAAACCTTCAAACGTGAAGCTATCTGATGATGTTGTATCATAAACGGGTGTTTCACCAAAATACGAACTATCTGATACGGCTCCAATATACCATCGGATAGATGCAACCCCATCATCATACCCAGTTCCAAGGTCATCTACATATGCCGTTATCTCTGTTCCGGATGCCGAGCTTTCTGCTACAATGTCAGCTAACCCCATATCGACAGAAGATCCCGGAGGGACGATGAATACAGTAGGTGTACCGGAAGCGGTTAAACTGTAATGCCGTACATATAGATAATAATATGTCCCAGCTTCTACGTCATATGTGAACGAAAAATTATTACCCGTACCGCCATCATCATTACTGGTAAGAGTGCTGTTTGGCGTACCTGACGATGTGTCGAAGTAATCGGAATCCTGATCGCTAAGGTAGCCAACTGTGTCACCGTCTCCTTCTGAATAGAATGTCGCCGTCCCGCTTTCTGAGAAGTATACTCTTACTCTGGCAACCTCGCCTTCAAGTAGTTCATATTCAAGCTCTATTGTACTGCTTACATTGTTATAACCATTTTCGTATGCAATTGTCCAATCACCAGATGATGAACTTCCGGGCGGGTCTACATACACGTCAATATAACCAGATTCATCTTCATATCTGTGTCTGACAAACAAATAGTAGAACCCTGCTTCTACTTCGTATGTAAACTCAAAGTCACCAGAAGTGTTACTGTCATATTCCAAATAATCAGACGGTCTTCCGCTTTCGGCATCAAATGAAGTTGACTCACTGAGATATCCTCTTGAGCTGGATGCACCAGATGAGTAAAACGTCGCCGTCCCGCTCTCCTGAAACCCGACCCTGATTCGGATAACGCCATATTCACTAAGGTAGTAAGAGCCGCTTGATTCTGAACTTATAGATCCCCAGCTATCGGTATCTTCAATAAACCATTCCGTTATATCTTCTTCCGATTCGGTTGTCACGGTTTTGGTTTTGCTTTCCATGATAGCACCTTCGCCAGTGATGTTCTCAACCTCAATAACATAAGAAGTATCCGGGTCAAGCCCATCAAACGTCATCCAACCCGACTCAGTATCATCGTCTGCTAAATCTTCACCATCCCATCTTGAGCCGCCAAGATACCATACAACATAATGTCCAACGCTTCCTGCAGTCATCAGGTTATATGCTCTCGCCTGAAAGGATGTTGAAGTTATATTTTTTACTTCAATAGAAGCCATTCCTTACCTCCTTATCCAAATACAGCAACAGAAGAGCCACTAAGACCGGTTACAGTCGCATTAGAAAAATCAATATAGCCATATGCAAGACATGGGCTATCAGAAGAGCCTTCAAATTCAATAGAATCAGCAATTGTAGGATAATTGAGACGTAATACACCCCATGCAGTAAGATTAGTTATCGGCGCACCGCCTGCGTCATGGTATTGAATCTTAAACATTTCTCTTAATGTTCCCGCAAAATATCCCCAGACAGAGAATCCACCATCGGTATTATCTGTATCATCTGGATCCGGTAAAACACTAATCTCATTGCCATAAATTTCAGGAGAATAAATCGATGTGCCATCGATAAATGTACCGCCAGAATATGTACCATTAGCTATCTTCTTTGCGATTGCTTCTGCTTCTTCTGCGGAACTGAGAGCCTCTCCCGCTGCAATTTCTGCATCATACGCCATATTATAAGCATCTTCTGCATCAGCCGCCGCATTAGCCGCATCCGAAGCCGCTGTATTTGCGGTACTTAAAGCTGAATTTGCATTCTTATATGCAGTGCTTCCGGTTTCATCAATCTGTCCCCATGCAATACTGGAACCAGCTCCCATGACAATCTTGCCTTTTACTGTAACATTGCCGGAATCATCCACAACAAAATTGCCGTTACCAACATTGATACCGCTGAGATCAAGATAGTCACCTGTGAATTTTCCGCCTGACATCATATTGTTTCCGGAACTGTCTTGGAATGTAGCACCTTTTACCGTACCGCTGAATGTACCACTTGTTGCTTTAAGATTCCCATTTGAATCAACAACAAAAGTACCGTTTCCGATATTAAGACTGCCACCAACAATCTGCATACCACTCAGTTTCCCAGCCGCAATAGCATCAGCTACGATGCCATTGTGATTGATAGCCGTAGTCCAATTCCATGTGCTTGCAGGATCAGCCGAAGCAGTACCGGAACCAAAGAGCATACCGTTTTCGTTCATCCAGATTGCTTGGGTAGCACGTTCCTTCTGTGCCGCATTGAGTAGCCAGATACCGTCAGAATCGAAAAGCACGTTTCCAGTCGCAGACTGCATCTGAGACTTTGATGAATCAATAACACCACTCATCATGTCTGCTTTCAGATATCCTTCAGTATCTATAATCTCAGACAGGGTTTTATTAGTCTCCAGAAGCTCGTCCTTGACTTCCTGAATCGAACTGTCTTCCACGAGATTCCAGCCTGTACCATCAAAACGATAGAGTTTACCTTTGGTGAAACCATCAGAGTTCTCGCCGGTGACATACCAGATATCTCCCTCGCCGCACTCCGTAGGTGTCTTAGCCTGATAATAGGAAACAATTTTCTTATCTGCGGTTGCCTGTGCAGTA